GGCCAAGCCACTGTACGTGTTGCCTGATGGAAAGGTGTGCGTGCAGTTGCGGGCCGGGGGCGAGCGCAGTGGATGTTATGGCACCACTTCCAATAATAGTGCCGTGCGTAACGTTTACGAGTTAGCCATGACCGAGCCGGGTCAAGTTCGAGCTTTCATTGCGTATGGGGATGACTCTGCTGGCAACACCAGCGAGCCCTGCACCTTTGTCAAGGTCACTGACCCTGGGTTGCCCGAAGGCCAATGGGAGTTTTGTTCTAGGTTGTTTCAGCCTGACCAACCTGCTTACATGCAGCGAATGTCCAAGGCTTTGTATAGACTTTTGTCCACTGAACCTGACCCCACGCTGTTGCTGCAATTCAAGTATGAGTTGAGGCATCATCCGTGGTTGGGGGATGTGTTGACGGCGTTGGACCGCGTTGGGTATTCGGAGAAAGCCCGACAGCGTGTTCTCGCTGGCAACAAGGACTTGTACACGACCATCGTTGGCACGGTGCTCGGCGCTGACAATGTTGTGCTTGCGGAAAGCGAGTTGCTGCAGGGTCAAGCCGAGGAGTATGTGGAACAGGCTGGGTTTGGTGACTTCATTTTGTATGGGGACATCGAGCACCTGGATACGCATTACTCGACCATGCCGCTTGTCATTAACCACTGCAATTACATGGATAGCCGCAACTTCACCAGCTCACCCTCGTTGGCCCCTCTCCTGACGTTGTTCGACACCGTCAGTGACGGAGACACAGATTTGAGGTTGGATTGGGGAAGGTTGCGTGACTGGTGTTCTCAGGCATTGCTTGCTGGGTTCCCAGACGATACGATTTTCGAGTTGTATTTCTGGGTGGGTAACGATGATAATACGTTTGATTCGGAGCCGCCTGGCAAGGCCATCGACTTGCACAATGCATTGTTGATTGAGACTATATTTAGCTCGTGGCTGGAGTTCGCTCACATGCCTGAGGACCAGTTGCACTTCGCGCTCGATGGGAATATTGTGAGGGTTGGGTTTGTCAAAGTTGGTGATTCTTTTAGAATGAACCGCTTCCACCTTACCCCGCAGTTGGACCTCGATGCCGGTAATTTCATGGCGGTGCATGCCACCTTGCCCGGGGGCCTCGACCTTGACGGCGACGACTTGCCTTGGATCGGCTTTAATTCCGACCGGGCGCGAGACGCAGCCGTGTTTGTCGATTACCACCCCGAGTCCGGGCATTGGGTTGATCTAAGCAGCCCGGTGCCAGAACTCGTCGTGGTTCGCCCCGTGACAAGGCGCCCAACATTTGAGTC